ACACTAAGAGTTTAGATTGGTCTTACGACCTAACCTCAACTCCACCTGTTAACCTTAACGCACTGTATCCGTAAATAGTATCCACGATGACTCTCCATCCTAGAGAGACAAGCCAGTAAGCGGCCTGTAATCTCGGAGCTTGCTGTAAAGCAAGTGCGATAGCTTCTTTGTGAAGAAGCATGTTGTGATACTGAGTAGGAGTGGCAGCCGTGTAAGGAAGGTTATTCGTGTAGTACACAGGTACTCCATAAATAGTTCCCCACAGGTATCTGCTGTTAGGACCTGTTTGGACTCTGGTTGCTTTTTGGTATTCTCCTTGATAATCCGCTTTAACGAATTTATCCAGTTTCATTATTGCTGAAATCTGTTTAGGATAAACAATGAAAGCTCTGTCATCCAGCGGCATATCCGCCAGATTGAGGGCTTCATAAGCTGCTACGATGGTAGCATCTCCAATGTCAATTCCGTAAGTTCCAACCGCAGTATTTGTCCAAGATGAATAGTTACCCATTACGTCGGTATCTACTTTCTTTGCAATCGAATAACCAGCCTTGTTGCTGTATTCAGACCTCAAATCGTATATAGCCTGGACACTGACAATGTCTTCGATTATGAAGGAATTGTAGTACCAGTTGTTTATAGAAATCTGAGTTTGAGTTTCAGTAGCGGTATCATCCGTGACATCTGTTCCCTGAACTTTAGCTCTGGCCGTAAAGGCGTTGGAAATATTCGGAATGTCGATGGTTTGTCCACGACCTGTAACCAAATAATCGTATCTCTTAACGAGACCTGCTGCGACTAAAGCATTTTCTGTAGCCCTAACGACTTCCCTTGACCATACGGTCGGAAGAAAGACGCTAGACGTTGTAGTTGTAAATGATGTTGGCATAAATTATTTCACCCCCTTTCAAATTTTCACACGTGTAAAAATTCTCAATAAAAACACCCTCTCATAAAGAGTGTTACTCGATATAAAAGGGTGAATTTAATTCTTAGACCCGTTGACCGTCATTGGTATACTGCTTTGTATGTTCAGTTACCGCTCTATTTATTTCGTCCTGATGGTCAAGATACCATTGCTCATCGTGAGACTTAACCATTTCTTCCACGTTGTCTGAATTGATGGTGTCGGTCTGGATGTTGGCTCTGGTCGGTCTTAAAGTAGAACTGCGTCTTGGTGCCTGTTGTGTGCTTTTAATGTTCGCAAACTCGTCTATGAACCTGAGTTTGAAAACATCTTCTGCTGGGGTATTGAGATATTGAGGATGCTTTCTGATGTAATCCTCCATTTCTTCCCGCACATATTGAGGTTCACCATTTTGACCAGTGTACTTTCCTTCAAGCCTTGTCTGCTCGTTATCCCATCTAAGCTGATTGAACGCTACGTTTAATTTTGCGTCCAATTTGTCGTCGGTTGTTATGCCGAACTTAGATAAGGTTTCGATAGCAGTCTTCTGGTCTGGTGCCAATTGGTTACCAGGAGCGGGCGGAGTAAAAGATTGTCTTAATTGCCTTTCGGCTTCAAGAGCTTCTTCTGCTTGCCTTGCTTTAACCCAAACAGACTTAAATCTGTCCTGAGCCTTACCAGAGAGCTTGTTAAATTCAACCTCTTCTTCAGTTGGTTGCTCTATCGGATTACCCTGCATAGAGTCGCCCTGTTGATTTGTTTGTGCTGATGAAGCATTGGAGTTTTCCTCTCCTTTCAACATTGCATCTAAATCGTCTGCCATGTTTTCACATCCTTTCTAGCCAATTAAGTTGAGCGAGTCTGTAATTTTAGGACATTACTGCCTCCTTATCGGATAAGTATTTTAATCCTGGTGCATCGCCGAAAGATGTACCAGAACAAAACTATTTACCCTTGATATCAAAATTGTTTGATTCGCCTTCGTCTTTCGGTTTCATATTCTGAGGCCCCTTATAACCTGCCCCGTAAATATCGAATAAACCGTCTGAACCTTTGCCTCCGATATTATCAGTGGATTTACCTCCTACGGTTTTAATGTTTCTTCCGTCCGTATCGGGATTAAGTAAACCTTTTCTTTCTGATTCATTGACGATAGATTGTCCTAATACTGGACCCTCTCCGCCTTTGAAAGTTCCTTCACTATACTTGCCTGAAAATTTATTGTCTGCCATTTTATTCCCCTCCTTTCTTTACTTCTTCTAAACCAAATCTTTTTTGGATTTGAGCTTCCATCTTGGGTAGATTGCTTAATTCTTTTCCTTCTGGAACCAATGCTCCATAAATATCTACTGGGATTACATCTGCAAATTGTTTCATGTCTTTCATCTTATCTGGCTTATTGAAATACTCCCCAGCGTCAACCGTCATTTTCCCTCTGATTATGTCTGGGCCAACCGATACTGGATGAATTATATTTCTCATATCTTGATTTTCGCCGCCTTTCCTTTAGGTGCTTTAATGACATGTAGCGAACTTTTGAATGACATATGATGGGAGGGAGTATGAAATCCTTTAATGGATACTTTACCCATTGAAGATTTACCTGAAATATGCGAAGGCGTAAAAAGTCTCATCTTGTTTATATAATACTCAATAAAAATAAGTTGTCAAGACTACTGCCCCATTGGCGTCCCTCCACCCATATCTCCTGGCTGGGGCTGGGTCGCCATAGGCGGCTGTTGTCCTTGAACTATATTTTGTCTTCCTTGGTCTGCTGGATTTATTCCTGGAGTCGGAGGTGCTCCGCCCATCGGAGGCTGACCGCCCATTCCCATATCGGGTTGGGCTGGCTGGTCTGGTGTCATGTCAATTCCCTGTTCGGATTTAAGATATGTTTGATGGGCTTCGATATGCCGTCCGACTAAATCGTCTGCACCCTGGCCGAGTGCATCCTGGTGGACCGTGATATGGACCCAATGGTCATCATGCGGGTCTGGCATGACTGGCTTTCTCTCCAGGACCATCATGTCGTTTTCAACATACGGGTCGACGGTCTTTACATCTCCTTGGGGTTTATTCATTATCGACTTGAGCATATCTTTCTTACGGGTCTCCTGGACAATCTTATCGACATCTCCGAACTCCCACAACTTGAGGAAAGTAGACTGGTCGATGGCATTCAACTGCAAGAGTTTCAAAGTCTTCTCCTGCATCATCTCTTTAGTGTAGCCGAGCCAAGAACCGATGGTCACTCTGATTTGATTGTCCTTACCGATTTGAACCAGGTCTACGAAGTCTGGACCGATTTTGAATTTGTTCTTGTCTTCGGTTTTCTTAGACTTATATTTCTCTCCGACTACGGCAAAGTATTTCGCATCCTCTCCCTTGTTGCCTAAGTCCTGAATGACTTTCACTGTCGTATAATTCTCGGCTATCTTCTTTAATAACTTCTGAGCGACAACAGTTAAGAAGTCTTCCAAGTTGTCTACGAAGTCCTGCTGGGATGAAGAGTCGGATTGTTTCATTTCCGCGAGCATAGTCCCCGACCTGGCACCTGGAGGAAGTCGACCTAAAGACGGGTCGTGGACTCCAGAGATATCTTCCTGATATTTGTAGATTCTTTCTATCTGGGATTGGGTGGCAATCGGAAGAGGAGGCATATCCAAAGCCCGAACCTCGGCTCCACGTTTCTTAGAGATAATCTCTCCGTGGACATTATGGATGGCTCTGATACCTGAATCTTTGTCGACGACGATTCTTCCTTTAGCGACTTTGTAATTATAATCAAAGACCGAAGACTCCAGTGAGTTGAGGACTCGGTTCAAGGGCATGACGTGTTTCATCCAACCCTCACCGTAAATCTCTTTCGGGTTGAGGTCGGCCTGATAGATGGCAAAGTCGTATTCGTTTTCATCTAAGTCTTCGTAGACTAAAGGTAAAGAGTTCTGGTCCGTCCAGACGACCTTCCTTAAATGGGGTTTCTCTCCTTCTTCATGGATTCGGAAATATCCTTCGAATAAAATCACTGTCGGAGATTCTTTGGTATTATATTGCGTGGTGTATTTGAGGGCTTGGAGCATGAATTGTTTATATTCCGAAGTCGCCAGACGGGACTCTCCGCCACGGATTTCGGAACGGGCAAACTTATCGTACTCTTCGTTATAGATTACTTCTCCTAAAGGTCGCTTGACTGCCTTAATGCAATACTCGGCGTCATCCAAATCTTCAGCTAACGGGTCGAAATAAAAATCGTAAGGGTCCAGTTCCCAAATCACGACTTCTTTTTTCTCTGCATCGTAGACTATCTGCCAAGGTCCACCGACCGAATACATCAATCCTTGGATGACGGTCTCTTTGATTTTCTTCCTCATCTTCAGGTGGTCGAAATAGAAGTCTAAGAGTTTACCTGAATAGCGGGCATTGGTCTCCGATTCTGGGGTTGAGTTGCGTGGCATGATTTCAAACTTCGGGTCAAAAGAAGTGACCTGATTGGCGATAGACCTCATCTGGGCTCTGACGATATTGATGGGGATTTTAGCCGATTGTCTGGAGGCAAGAGTAACGGTCATGGTCGAGGGCTGGTACTTGGAGAACATATAACCTCTTCTGAATAAATCTCGGACCATCCATTCATAATCATAACGTCGGCGGGAATCCGAGGAATGTCTGAAGGCGGTCTTGCAGATGTTGGTTA